CTTTTTCTTTATTTTAACATGAAAAAGGGTAAACGAATATATGTTTTGTGCAACTTTTATTTTTCAAACACGCTCTAAGACACGCTTGGAGTTTTCCCTTAAATATTTATTGTAGGAATAATAGTGTATATAAGTTCCATTCCTGGAAAAGAGAAACAGGGCTGGCTTTCCAATATTAAACATTAAGCGTCGGCGGAGCATCAGCGCATTTAATTGTTTGCATACATTTTCCAGTTCCTCCTGCATATACACATCCCTGATCGAACAAAAGCTCTTTGGAGATGTGACGATCTGGTTTATATAATCATAGTTTTTTGTTACATGGATCACCTTGTTTTTAAAATCCACATCTATACGGTCCAAGGCAATCAGCTCACCAACTCTCAGACCAGACAGCGCCATGAATTCAGTACACAGTCTCCAAAGAGTGTGATCCATTCCATCCAATAAGGCTTTGAGCTGATCTGATTCCAGGTACTTATCCTGTATTTTTTGTTTATGAGGAAGATCCTTGAAAGGTTCTATTTTCTCCAGAAAAGTAATGTCACTGATCATATCGTTACTATATCCCCAGCGGATCAGAGCGCGGAAACGAGTAAGGTGTTCATTTAAAGTGCTGTTTTCCTTTCCAGAATCACGAAACCTGCTGCGGACATACTTGGCAGTCATGTGCTCCACAATTGTACTTTCACCAAGCATTTTCATAATGGCATTGCAGGCAAAATAATTTCGGGAGTATGTAGATTGTTTAACGGTCTTTTTCTGATCTTTTCTATATTCCTCAACCAATTCTTTTAAGGTGCACTGATGATCTGGACAGGCTCCCATAGCCTGCTGGATTTTTAATTCCAAAGTCTTCTGTGCTGTTTTTCTGGACTGAGGGGTATTCTTGTCCATTGTGACAGATACACGTTTTGTTTTTCCAGTCAAATAGTCCTCATACCGCTCACAGAATTTGAATTTGCCATTTTTCGATTCTTCAACCCACATGATATCATCCTCCTTATACGGACCATTCCGGCAGAATCACCGAGATGGTTTCTTTTTTTTATTGCGCCGGCGCAAGTGCCGGGAAAAATAAGTATAAAAATAACAGCCAGCGCGAACAAAGGTTCCGCTTGCATGGCTGCCCCGAAGATGATACAATATTTTTGATGAAAATGCTGTACATCTTCGGATGTGCTCGCCGCTCTGGTGCGCCAACACTAGGGCGGTTTTTCTTATTATGCGGTTTTATGTTTTGTTAGAGAAACAATTGCTAAAATGACATTTATTAAACACCAAGTAGCCCAGATGTTGAGGTCGGAAAAACTACCGGCTAATGTATATCCAAAAAGCGCTCCGATACCGAATAAAACAATAAGCGCGATGTTTCCACCTTTTCCGCCATTTCTAGTGGCAATTGAAACAATTCCTCCAGCTAAAAGCATAATAGCTACAATAATTCCTGCAGATCCGCTAACTTCGCCAGATTCGCTGAGAGTATTACTGATACCAGCAGCACATGACTGAAATGCTACCATAAAAAATAATACGATTGACAAGATACCAGATACTAATTTCCATGTTTTCATGATTTTATCCTCCTAAAAGTATTTTAAATTTCTACTTCAAATATGGCTGTGTGCTTCTCATAATCATTATCATATTCTGAAAAGTTAATTTTAAATGTCCCGGGGTTATCAACACCTATGCATGCTTGAGCTTCACAAGAAGCACCAATAGGAGTGTCCTGTGGATATTTTGCTATATTTCCAGGGTAGGAATATCCCATTTTGCCTGCATTGTCAACAATACCGTCATCTAAACTTATGTACAAGCCGTCCATAATTCCATCATCATAACCAAGGTTTTCATAGGTATAGGTTATGATGTAAACCGCGGCAGGAGTTTTATCAGAAAACTCGTTGCGGTCATCTGTTTCTTCTACGGAATCAATTGTAATTTTCCACAAGCCGTCTAAAATATAAGATTCTCCAATTTTGTATACATCTTGAGACGTTGATTGTGGTGCAGATGCTTTTTCAAGCTTGGATTGGAGTTCGTCAATTGTTTTTTGAAGTTCAACAATTTGTCCTTCCAATTCTGCAATTTTGTCATCTTTTTCATCTGCTAAAACAGATATACATGGCGCTAAGATAAGTGTGCCTGACAAAAGTGCAGCGATGAGCTTCTTTTTCATAAGCAAAACCTCCCATAATATAGTTTTTTATTAAAACGCCGAAGCGAATTAATCTGTTTTGGATACTGTTTTCATCACCGTAAATGAAGGTTCAAAGAAAATGATGTAATTATCCAAAGTAGCATAAACCCCGTGTATGGAATGATAACAGTCCAGTGCTTCTTTCAAATATTCTTCTGTAGCATCCAGGTATTCTGCCATTTCATATAAACTACGACATCCAGCTTCATAGGCATGAACAATCCCGATTAGTCCAATCTTAAGGTTGTAACCAAAGAGCCGGGCTCTGTATTCCTGTTTTCGGTTGCTGACCTCAGTCTGATCAATAATGTCACCAACAGTCGTGTAGTGGTGGCCAAGTTCCTCTGCCAGGACACAGGATTTTTCTGCCTGGGTTGAAATGGACTTATTGATTGCTACAGTGCTGTTACAATATAAGCCTTTTATGTTTGGACTATTAAAATTATAGTCCATTACGTCTATACCGTCCGCGCAGGCCTGGTCTTGTAATTCCTCATATGTGCTCATGTAAACACCTCCCGCTCTAGTATATCTCAATACGTGTACTAAAAACTGTACAGCTACTTCCCCCAAAAAGAAAATTGACAAATATTTCAGAGTGACATATAATATATTTAACAAGGGAGCTGGAAGGTGACTGCACTTCACCCAATCCAGCGAAAATAGTTAGCTAAAAAATAGCCGTTGATCTCGCCAAAGATTAGGACGGCTATTTTTTATGTGCATATGTAAGTATGGCTACGATTAAATTAGCAAAAGTCAACATAATCATAAATGTCTCGTAATCGCTAATAAACTTCACCTCCTCCGTAAGGTGTCCGGATTAGGCAAAGAGCACGTCCCCCAGTCCCCTGGGTAAATATATTATATTGTCAATGTACATTCTGGCAGATCTGCCGATTATTTCCTTTTATTTCAATTTCAATTCACAGCATTGTAAAACGCTAAAATTATTTTCTTTTATTTTTTACAAACTCTGCAAACTGGCGAATTTCGTTCAGTTCGTCTTCGGTGTATTCCTCGCCATCAAAATGAGCTGCAAGAGTGGTAGGTTCGTCGGATACAAATAATAATTCTCCATCAACAAGCTTTTCCGCATCAAGTCCTAATTCGCGTGTTATTTTTAGGACGTTTGTGATGTTAGAATTTGCGATTCCTCTTTTTAAGATACTGTCTAAAGTAGTCCAGGGCATATTTATTTTCTCTGAAAATTTTTTTAAGCTTCCATATCTGGATATTATTAATTCTTTTATCTTAGATTCTAATTCTTGCATATATAATGCCTACCTTTCTCCGTATCTTTAACGCTATATTAGCACTAAAATCTCGAAAAATCAATATAAATATACGCAAATCAAAAATAAAATCTCAAAAATTCGAGAAAAACATATTGACAATCACGAAAATTCGTATATACTGTAAAATGTAATCACGAAAATTCGTAATAAAAAGATGGAGGTGAGAAAATGTTTCCTAACTTGGAAGCTGAAATGGCAAGATCCAAGATAACCCAATTGCAGATGGCCGAAATGTTAGGGGTAACACCAACGACACTCTCTTTTAAGTTAAACGGAAAGAGTTCTCTTTCATTAAAAGAATGTGTACTTATAAAACAATTAATGTTCCCAGACAAGACACTTGACTATCTGTTTGCAACAGATGAGCGGAAGGAGGTGAGCTGAGATGCATTTTCAAAGCGTCCAGCTAAACAATGGAAATGTTTTTGACGGAGAGAAAATCGGAGAACTTGTTTCCGAAATAATAAACAAATTCTCCGAAGCAGGTCTCTCATGTGATGAAGCAAAAATTGTACTGGATGAAGCTAAAGGAATCCTTGGGGAGTTCAGTGCAGTCCAAAAGATTCCCTAAAGATTTTTTTGAAGCATTTCCTGCAATGCATAAGAAATTGTTTTTAGTTCTTTGTCCTTTGTTGCTGTTTTGGGAGTCGGGAGATCTACACCAGCTTTTAAATCTATAGTAAATGCCTCACAGTATGTTTTTCGCCCAGACTGATATTCAAGTGTAAATATTACTGGATTGTTTATTTTTTTATAATCAATAAGGCATATACGGGACTGCTTAGGAGCTAAAGTTGAACCTACAAGATCTTTTAAATAATCTCGATCCGAACGAAAACAATAGCAATCGGTAAAGTCAAAATCATAATCAAATTTACGAATGGTAGCAGTAGAATTACCAAAATTTTTTACGACTAAAAATAACATGGGAGTTCCGGTGTTTATGCTTTGAGAGTAAACAGAAATTACAGCACGAGAACTTTCTTCCAACATTTTCGAATTTTGGCGTAATGTTACCAGGGAAATAATGATGGCAACAATAGCAGTTAGGAATGATGCTATTATCCCTAAAATTTGAACAATATCGGAAGGGGTTAGCGCAGAAATAAATTTGGTAATAGCGGACATGTTATATTCCTTCTTTCTTATGTATTGGGTATGCCAGTACCCTATATTTAAAGAATAGGAGAGAATGCAAGGAAAGTCAATGAAATTTGGAGAAGTAACAGGAAAGGAGATGAAGCAAGATGGAAATTATTGGAGCAAGTATTTTAGCGTCAGTGATCACTACTAAAATATTAGCCACTTACTATTTCAAAAAGGTAGATGGCTATGTTAAAGAGATGTGTGAAATGACAATTAAGTGTAATGAGGACACGTTATCTATTTTACGCAGCACAGTTCGAGACATTTCGACAGAAAGAGGTGATTGAAATAGTTAACTGTAGCACTGAATTAAATGCATTCTTAAGTTTTCTTCGTACCTGTGAAGAGTCTAATCGGCTGGCAATTCTCACAGAAAATGATATGGATCGCCAGACACAGGATATTTTACATAATATCGAGCTCAACGAAAACAGCCAGTATGACTATATCTGCCAGGGATTTACCTTGCGGGATATACGACGGAAGCGGAGAAAGGCAAAAGACATGAAAGAAGCAACAGCTCCAATCTGTAGCTGGATGAAAGAGAACCGGAAGGTGATCAGTGATCTGGAACGGCTGCTTGGAGATGTAAGAAAACAGGAGAAACAAGCTCAGAACCGTTCGTACACAAACCGGACAGGGGTTATGAAAAAGGTGAAGTAACTCCGTACAACCATGATCCATAAAAGGAGGTAAATAAAAGATGGTTTACACAGAATCCATACGGGGGTATCCATACATGAAAAAAGAGCAACTCGCAAAGGAATTCCAGATCAGCACTGGAACCGTAAGAACGAGACTATTCGAAATTGAGAATCAGATAAAAAATGGACGCTACAGCGATTACGCCATTATCCGGGATGGAAACATTGTCCTGATCAACGTTCTGGTTTTCATTGACTATCTTACTTATAGGCGTCAGCTTCTGGACAGCAATGCCAGGAAGTATACTCCGGCATTTCATCCGGAAAAGCTGGTGCAGATGATCGGTTGGAGCAACCGGGCTGTTGTGGAAGAAGGTGCCGGTGGTGAAGCGTAACATAATCATATCTGTCATCATAGGCACCCTTGCTACATACCTGCCGTTCTGGCAGTGGGACGGACTGCAGGTTGCAGGAGCTATAGCATTATCAATGCTTGCATGGATGCTGATACAGGGCACAGAGCCAGAAGGGAGGAGACCATGAGCGTTGGTGAATTAGTCGCGCTAGGAATTTTAGTTGTAATCTGGATTCACTCATTACTGAAAAATTAACGAGCAGCAATGTAGCCCAAAAGAAGAGCCAAGCCGGAAGGGAGGAGACCATGATTTTAGAAAAAATGATAGATGAGTTGTATGAGCTTTCGAAGAAAGCTATAGCAAGCGGAATCCATGTAAGTTTCGAAATAGGATTAGCTGGATATCCATGCCGGATTTGGGTGGAGGAACCTCCAGAAAGCAAAATGACTGCTTATGATATTTATCGCGAAGAAGTAATGATGAAAGAATCCGTTAAAAACTACGAAGCAGCCAGGGAGCATCTTACACGGTTGTTAAAAGAAAATGGATCCTGAGAGTTGGGAGCTCATCAGGATCCGGTGTCCAAATGGACAAAAACAGTTTATCACCCTTTCATTGTAGAAGGGTAGAAAGGAAAAGTCAATGATTAAAGTTGAGAAAATGGGAAACACAACACATGTGACAGCAGATGGAAACGCACATGTGCTGATTGATGAATTTCAGACGGTATTACACGTAATGTATCGTGTACTTGAAAAGAACATCAAAGACCCGGAAAGTGTAACTCCGCGGGATCTTATGCACTCAATGGTGGAAAATGTAGTGAAGAAAGAAAGCGAGATGAATAAGGCATGAGAAACAGACTTACAATTGCTAATCCAAATGGAGTAGGATACCGGATCCCTGGCTGCAGGGCTTCTTCTCTTCGGTTGGAGTGGCAGCAGGAGCAGACGGTACTGTTTGGAACAGTGGCAGACCGTTTGGGTGAGTATGAAGACCTTGGATCTATAGAAGAATTACGTGAATTAAAGAAAGGAAGATAAGGATGAAATTAAACAGATTAGTATCTACTTCGGGAATGGACCATGCAACCTGGCTGGAATACCGTAAAAAAGGAATCGGTGGATCAGATGCGGGCAGTATCTGTGGCTTAAATCCATATGCAACCGCGATTTCCGTTTACCAGGATAAAACCCAGGAAGAGGTAACTGAGAAAGAAGACAACGAGTCCATGAGACAGGGACGCGACCTGGAGGAGTATGTAGCACGCAGGTTTATGGAAGAGACCGGAAAGAAAGTGCGCCGTGCAAATTCTATTTTTTACATGGAAGAAAATCCTTTTATGCTGGCCAACGTAGACCGGCTGATTGTAGGAGAGAACGCGGGACTGGAGTGTAAAACAGCTTCCGCCTATTCTGCAGATAAATGGAAAGATGGACATATCCCGGAATCCTATGAAATCCAGTGCCACCACTATATGGCTGTGACCGGAGCTGATGCCTGGTATATTGCCTGTGTGATCCTTGGAAGGGAGTTTGTCTGGCGCAAGATTGAGCGTGATGAGGGCATTATCCAGATGCTGATCACAGTGGAGACGGATTTTTGGAATAACAACGTGCTTGCCAGAAAAATGCCTGTTCCAGATGGCAGTGAGGCTGCTGAAAAGATCTTATCAGAATATTATGGAAAGTCAGATCCGGAGAAAGTCATTCCGCTGATCGGGTTCGACGAAAAGCTGAAACGAAGATCAGAGATCCTGGAACTTCAGGATAAGCTGGACCAGGAAAAGAAGCAGATTGAGCAGGAAGTTAAGCTTTTTATGGAAGATGCGGAGAAGGCTGATTCCGATAAATATTCAATTACATGGAAATCCATAGTATCGAGCCGGGTAGATTCGAAAAAGCTGAAGGCAGATCATCCGGATATCTATAAGGAATATGCCAAAGAGTCATCCAGCAGAAGATTTACTGTAAAAGAGATTGCATAACAGGAGGCAGAGAGAATGGGAGTAAAAGATGCGTTAGCAGAGAAAACAGGAAATAAAGGGGAAGTAAAGCTTACCAAGTCCATGAGCATTGCGGACATGATCAAGGCCATGAAGCCGGAGATTGAGAAAGCCCTTCCCAAGGTGATCACCCCGGAACGTTTTACCAGAATGGCGTTATCCGCCTTAAATACCACTCCGAAGCTACAGGAGTGCAGCCAGATGTCTTTCCTTGGCGCGCTTATGAATGCGGCGCAGCTCGGTCTGGAACCAAACACACCGTTGGGACAAGCATATCTGATTCCATACAAGAATCATGGAAAGCTGGAATGTCAGTTCCAGATTGGATATAAAGGTCTGATCGACATGGTTTACCGCAACGACAACATTCAGACTGTACAGGCCCAGTGTGTTTATGAGAATGATGTGTTTGAGTATGAATTGGGACTGGAGCCAAAACTGGTACATAAACCGGCTATTAAGGACAAAGGGGAAATGCTTTTGGTGTATGCGCTTTGGAAAGCAAAGAACGGCGGATATGGTTTCGAAGTGATGAGTAAAGAAGATATTGACAATCATGCCAGAAGATTCAGCCAGAGCTTTGCTAGCAGCTTTAGTCCCTGGAAAACGAATTATGAAGAAATGGCAAAGAAAACCGTTATTAAGAAATGTCTGAAATACGCACCTCTAAAATCTGACTTTGTCATGCAGCTTTCCAATGATGAGAGTGTGAAGACCGAGCTCAGTGTAGATATGTCCGAGGTGGCAAACGAACAGGAGCCGATTGATGCTGATTACCAGGAAGTATCCCAGGAGGCTCCAGATGGTACAGAAACTGCAGAAGCCGTAAACAACCAGGGCACAGCAGAATAAACAGCAAGTGGTGCTTCCTATCATGGAAATGCGTCATTATATATCACAATACGTTGATACCTGGCAGTACCTGTTCATGCTGCCAGGTAGGAAAGGAGTAAGAAATGCAGCATATTGACATGGAAAAATTCGCAAATGGTGCGTTTACGGAACAGATCAACAGGGAGCTGAAGAAGGTGACGGAGAACATCCAGGATCCGAACACAGACGCAACTGCCAAGCGGAGGATCACTGTTGTGATCGAATTTAAGCCGAATGAGGCAAGGAATTTTGTTACTACGGGAGTACAGGCAAAATCCACCCTGGCACCGGCTCTTGGAGCTGTGACAGCCCTCAGCATGGGCAAAAACATCCGTACAAATGAAGTGGAGGCTGTTGAGATTGGCAGCCAGATCCCAGGCCAGATGACCATTGAGGAGGTAACGGATTCCTTTGATGAGAGGGAAAAAACACCGCGCCAGGTTGATCCTTCCACTGGGGAGATCATTGAACAGGCGGAACATTCAGACAATGTAATTGATTTAAGAGCCAGACAGGCATAAGGAGGAAGAAAGATGATCAAAGAAGCAATCAAGTACATCACAGATTTAAAAGCAGAAGCAATGGAACCGAAAGTTGTCACGATTGCAGGCAAGACCTATTGTGATAAGGACCTGAGCAGATATGACGATGAACCTATGGCGGAGCCAATTGAGGCGTCCAACTTAAGCAGCATGATTGATTATATCTTGAGCTGCACCAAGGAACTCAGAGAGTCCATGATCATTCATGTGATAAGTCCGACAAAAGTAGAACTGTATTCCGGTCTGAATGCAGAGAGAAAAAGAGAGCGCCTGTTTGTGTGCAGGGCTGAGACTCCACGCTTCCGCTATGATGAGTGGTACGATCAGGAGCGTTTTCTCATTGAAATGCAGGCAAACTTTGAAGAGAACACTGATCTGGAAGCTATCCTGAAAGTATCTGGAAATGTTGAGGCAAAAACAACAGCCAATTATGGTGATGACGGCGTTACCCAGAAGACAACCATTAAGCAGGGGATTGCATCAAAAGCAGATGTTCTGGTTCCGAATCCGGTTACCCTTATCCCATACAGGACCTTCCTGGAAGTGAAGCAGCCGGAAAGTGAGTTTGTTTTCCGTATCAAGGACGCTGGTGGTGCTCCGGTATTCAAGATCGTAGAAGCCGAAGGTGGTCTCTGGAAGAATGTTGCAATGAAAGAAATTCGAGATTATTTTGTGCGCAACCTTGAGAGCGAGGAAGATCTTTACAAGCGTTTAACTATTATCGCGTGATAGAACGCTTCCCTGGTCTTAAACAGGCTGGGGAAGCGGAAAGGAAGACTTATATTTATGACAGCAATTTGTTTCACAGTGCCTGGCAAGCCTCAGGGAAAAGCCAGGGCGCGTACTTACTATAATGCCAAGAAAAAGGCTATGAGCAGCACAACACCGGATAAAACGGTCCTGTATGAGAATTTTATTGCTACCCGTTATATGGAGGCTGCTGGGGAACAGCGATTCTCAGATGGAGCCTATATCAAAGCGAGGATCCAGGCTTTTTATGAGATTCCCAAGAGCAGTTCAAAGGTGAAAAAGACAGCCATGCTCAGCGGGGAGCTACTTCCTACAAAGAAGCCCGATATTGACAACATCGTAAAAGCTGTTCTGGATGCCCTTAATGAGGTGGCATACCGGGATGATACACAGGTCGTGGAGCTGCAGGTAAGAAAGCAGTACAGCGAAAGACCAAGACTGGAGATCTGTCTGGAAGAACTGGAGGCTTAATCATATATGGCAAGGCGGAAACAGGAAGGAAATCGCTTTTTTCGCCTGGATGTGGATTTCTTCTCAGACAAGAAGGTAAAGATCCTGAAAGCGCGTTATGGGGCTGACGGGGTTACCTTATATCTGTATATCCTATGTGAGATATACAAAGCTGGATATTATTTAAAGATTGATGAGGATTTTGAGTTCATTGTCTCAGATGATCTGAGCATGGACAGCAATAAGGTGAAGCAGGTCTTGAACTTCTTATTGGAACGGTCACTGTTTGATAACACACTTTTTCAGTCGGACAAGGTCTTGACCTCTGCCGGAATACAGAGGAGATATCAGGCAATGGTAAAAGCCAGGGCACTGAAAAATCCGATCACAGTAGAGGGTTTCTGGCTCCTTTCGGAGGAAGAAACGGAGCCCTTTATTAAAGTGAACCCTTCTTTAAATAATTCCGAGAATAATCCCGATAATTCCAGGAAAAATGAAGATAATTCCGAGAAAAATGATACAAAAGGAAAGGAAAAGAAAGGAGAGTATATATATACGGCTCCGCCGGGTACATACTTTGAAGATTCTTCTCTGAATGATGCCTTCCTGTTATTCCTGAAGGTAAGACAGAACAATGGAGACAGTCTGACAAAGGAACAGGTACAGCTTCTGAGGGAAGAACTCCTGTCCATGTCTGACAAGCCAGAGGAGCTGACTGCCATTGTAAAGAAATCAGCTATGAACGGATGGAAGAGCTTCTACCCTCTGAAAAAAGCAAGAACCAGGAAGACAGAAGCAAAGGGCAGTAAGAACCGGTTCAATAACTTTCCACAGAGGGAATATGACTTTGAGGAATATGAAAAACAGCTGCTGATGCATGGCGCAGGAGCTGAAGAAAAATAGAAAGGAGCCAGCCTCCGGCCGGGGTAAGGGTATACCGGGCTTCTTGAAAAGAAAATGATTCATGGAGAATTAATTGTGGACAATTTTGCCGGTGGCGGCGGTGCATCTACAGGTATTGAGCTGGCAACGGGATATAGTGTTGACATAGCAATCAATCATGATCCTGAAGCTATTCGGATGCATAAAACTAACCATCCTAACACGAAACATTACTGCGAGGATGTATGGCAAGTGGATCCCGTAGAAGCCTGCAATGGACATCCGGTAGGACTTGCATGGTTCTCACCAGATTGCAAGCATTTCAGTAAAGCTAAAGGTGGAAAACCAAAGGACAAATTCATCCGCGGGCTTGCCTGGGTAGCATGCCGCTGGGCTGGGCTTGTAAGACCCAGGGTAATAATGTTAGAGAACGTAGAAGAATTTAAAACCTGGGGACCACTTAACAGGAGAAAACATCCGATCAAGACCAAGCAGGGAAAGACATTTGAGAAATTTGTGCAGCAGCTTACAGATCTTGGCTACGAGGTGCAGTTTCAAGAGCTGATAGCAGCAGATTATGGTGCGCCGACCATGCGAAAGAGATTCTTTCTGATTGCACGGTGTGATGGCAAGCCGATTGTGTGGCCAGAGCCGACACATGGGGCAGCGGACAGCGAACAGGTGAAGAATGGCAGCCTAAAACCTTATGTCGGTGCATACACCCAGATAGACTTCAGCAGGCCGTGTCCTTCAATTTTTGATACATCCGAAGAAATCAAAGAGAAATACGGGATCCGGGCGGTGCGCCCGCTGGCACCAAAAACAATGGACAGAATTGCCCGAGGATTGAAAAAGTTCGTTCTGGAAAATCCAGATCCGTTCATCATCCAATGCAACCATGGAGGGAAACGCAAGGCAGGTGATATGCGGGATCCGCTTCCGACGATTACTGGAAAACACGGATATGGTATAGCGATGCCGAAGCTGGTTCCGATAATCGATAAGGCCTACGGCGGGAATTATGCCGGCGGCGGGAGCCGGGTAGACGAACCTATAGATACCATCACGACAGTAGATCACAATCGGCTGGTGGAAGTGAGCCTTGCACCGTGCATCATGTGCAACAACAATAATAATGTTGGGGCTAACGTAGAAAGTCCGTTACCGCCAGTTACAACGGGTAATCCAAACTTTGTAGTAGCACCTACTCTCATTCAGTATCATTCTGAGACAACTAAGGATGGAGTGCGAGGGCAAAATATTGAATCTCCAATTATGACTGTGGATGGTTCAAACCGTTACGGGTTGGTCACATCGTTCTTAAGTAAATTCTACAAATCAGGAACTGGACAGGATTTGAGGGAGCCACTGCATACTGTGACTACATCACCTGGGCACTTCGGAGAGGTTAGGGCGTTCCTGATTAAATATTACGGAGTTGGAACAGGGCAGAAAGTAGAGGAGCCGCTTGATACAGTTACATCAAAAGATAGGTTCGGTCTTGTGACTATTAAGGGGGTAGATTACCAGATTATTGACATTGGTCTGCGCATGCTGGAACCAAGTGAGCTATACGGCTGTCAGGGCTTCCCAGAAGACTACATAATTGATCATGACTACACTGGAAAGAAATACCCAAGAAGTGAGCAGGTCAGACGATGTGGGAATGCAGTGTGTCCGCCAATCCCGGCAGCTTTAGTAAAAAGTAATCTTCCAGAGCTATGCGTAGCAATCCGAAATCCTATTTGTAGGATTGATCGGATGAAGGAAGAAACCACAGGACAGTTAAGATTTGCGTAGAAAGGAGCTGACCATGGCAGAAAAATATAAAACCTGTAAACACAGTACCGGCAGAGTTGGTGAGCTGATTGTATATGTCCACCCGACCTGCCCGAGGTTGTCAATGATAAAAGGCACCTTATGCAGCAGTAAGATCCGTTGCAGGGAGTGCAGGAGCTGGGAGGCGAGGAGATGATACCAAAATGTAGGGAATGTGAAAATACTGAGTTTCAAGATATGAATGGAAGACCTAATCGCTGGTATTGTAAACACCCAGAAGTAAGGGCGCATGTCAGTTGTCCAGCTGATACATTGATTTGCAAAACAGAGAGGTATTCGACAGAGATAACAATTAAGACAAGTCCTAAGTGGTGTCCGAGGAGGAAAAAATAGATGATAGACGTAATCGTTGCAATGGGTGTTGGCGTGCTAATCGGAGCCTTTGGCGTGATCGCCTGGGCATTAAGTGCCGTAAACAAGGATAGAGGTGAAAAAGATGACAGAGACCAAGCAGGGAAAGGCAACGGACCGGAAAGCCACTGAGGCGGTGAACACGATTAGAATTTACTGTAAAAACAATGACATTCACGACTGCGTATTTAACTGTGCGATACGGCAGGTATGCAGAGGATATTTTCGCAATTTGAACGTACCGATGCTGTGGCCAGAAGTGGAGGTGCCAGATGATTGATGAGAAGAGAGTGCTGCAGGTTGCCAAGGAATTGAGCATGAACCCGGATAAGGCCAGGAAGCTCCTGGAGGATGCCAGATCAGAACCGGCAATCCTGGCACAGGTACATAGATACGAACTGCTTGTGGGAGGTGATAGAGGTGGACAAGACGGTGCTGGAGCAGTATGTGGAGCTAAAGGAAGAAATCAAAGACCTACATAACCGCATAGACCGGGACAGGCGCAGGCTGGTCAAGATCGAGAATGAGGGTGTGGTTTCTGATACCGTGAAGGGAACCAGAAAGGATGGAACCTTCGGTCCGATCAAGATAACCGGCTATCCTTTTCCAGAAGTTGATCAGGTGAAGGGTATGATCAAAAAGCGGGTAACAAAGCTTCACATACTGGAAGATGAACTGCAGGACGCACTGAATGCAGTAGATGATTTTATCCGGGAAATCCCACAAAGCGATCTGAGAATGATGTTTCGTTTTTATTACCTGGATGACATGACATGGGTGGCGGTAGCAGCAAATATGAACAGCCGGTTTCCAAAACGGAAATATACAGAAGACAGCTGCAGAAAGCGTCATGACCGATATCTTGAAAAAATATTATAAAATTTTCAAAATGTCCGGTCATGTCCGCTTCGGCTATGGTAGTATGTATACTGGGATTGACGAAAAGATTTCATTAAGCTCCTTATTAAGTGATTGCCAGGTGTCACAGCCTGGCAGTTGATTCTGGCAGATATCAGCCAGGGAATTGCTGAGGCCACAGCAGAGCCGAAATGATATTACAGTGCAGGCTGACACATTGGTACGCGGTTCGACTCCGTGTTGTATGAGTCCGGGGCAGTCATGTGTGAGGGAGCTCACTGCACTACCGGAACACCTCCCCGATCGGGAGGGAGCATGAGCCGTTCATCCGAGCCGCAGGTTCGAGTCCTGGTGTTCCGATTGGATTCTTAAATATTATTCTTAGAGAGACATCTGACTATTTGTGGTCGGATGTCTTTTTGTTGAAAAAAGAAAAGGGATGGTGTATTATGTTGAAAAAGGCTCAGAGGAGAGATAAGCATATGAAGCCACGTATATTTGTTAGTTCCACTTTTTATGATTTAAAATATATGAGAGATGATTTGGCAAATTTTATAAGAGCGCATGATTTTGAACCGATTATGTTCGAAGAGGGGGATGTTGGGTATACTCCGGGAAAAGGTTTAGATGAATCTTGCTATGAAACCATGAAGAATGCTGATATGGTAGTACTAATAATTGGAGGAAATTATGGTAGCCCTGCGTCAGGAGAAAACAAAGATGGAATTGAAGAGTATTTATCCGTGACTAGAAAAGAATTTATAACCGCTGTAAAAGCATCAATTCCGGCATATGTTTTTATTGATGCTTCTGTGTATGCAGAATATGGAATATATGAAGAAAATATGCAGAACATTGAAGAGAGAAAATGCGAAATTAGATTTAAAGCGACAAAAGATATTAATGTATTCAGATTTATAAAAAGCATAAAGACTATTGGAAATATCTCAATAACTGAGTTTAAGAAATCTGGAGAGATAAAAAGTTTTCTCGGAAAACAGTGGGCTGATATGTTTAAAACTTATTTGAAATCTTTGAGAGAAAATAAGGATACTTTACAGGTTCAAGATGCTATTGCGCGTTTAAATACAATGATGCAACAAATGGAATTAATGGTTAATGGGCTAGGAAAAAAGGTTTTGGAAAACCAGAGTGCAGAATTAGGAAAAATAGTAGCACAGCAACGACAAATTAAAGCGCGAGAAATTGCAAGACGAATATCTAATTATTTAACTTGCAATTTTAGTGATGGCACTAGCAGAAGAAGTAACGTAACAGCTTTGGTAGATTGCTATAGAGCTTTTCTAAAAGAAATGCCAGAAGATAAATTTGATTTGTCGGTTAGAGCGAATCATATAATTTTTAATAGATTTGTAAGTAATCTTACCGAAAAAGGAATTGGCATAACTTGTATAAACGAAAGCTTGTTTGAACGCGATGAATTATTAAAAGAGTTCTGTGACTCTGATGAAATCAAAGATGATGTGATTTTGAACTTGATGAGAAGTCAGTATTATAGAAACTTAAGTAAACGGGAAGATGAAACAATGCTTAGCGAAAAAGAGATTTCTGAGGAAAAATGATATACACACCAACACACAGGCAGCCTCTCGGGGCTGCTTTTCTATACTCAAAAAACGACGAATAGAGGTGATGAGACATGGCCAGAGCGCCGGATCCAAGAATTGAACAGGCGAAGGCTATGTGTCTGAAAGGCATGAAATTAGTTGAGATTGCAAGTCAGCTGAATCTGCCGGAAGGTACTGTTCGAAGTTGGAAAAATAGATATAAATGGGATTGCAACGTTGCAAAAGAAAAACGCAACGTTGCAAAAAGGAAAAAGGGCGGTCAGCCAGGCAATCAAAATGCAACCGGTCCGCCGGAGAATAAGAATGCAGTTAAGACAGGAGAGTTTGAGACTCTCTTTTTTGATTGCTTAGAACCAGATGAACAGAAGCTGATCCAGACAGTACAGCCAGATAAAGAGCAGCTGCTTCTGCAGGAGATTCAGCTGCTGACTGTCCGGGAACGGCGTATGTTAAAGCGGATTGAATCCCTGAAGCTCCTGGAGCAGACTTCGGATCCGGAAGATGACCAAGGGGAGGATGAGCTTGAAAAAGCACCTCCCGGAATGTCTGTTACAAAGTACAAATCTGGAATGGAGAAAGGCAAGCCAACACTCCTGAGGGAATACGAAGGAATCCTTGGTCAGATCCAGTCCATCGAGGATGCGTTGACCAGAGTCCAGGCCAGACGCCAGAGGGCAATTGAAGCCCTGCATAAATTTGGTTATGATGATGCACATCTGGAGCTTGAAACTATGAAGTTCGAGCTGGAGCTTCTGAAACAGGATGGACAGAACGAGGATGATACAGATGACGGCTTCCTGGAAGCCTTGAATGCTTCTGCCGAAAATGTCTGGGGTGATGAGGATGTATGAGAAACTAAGCAGCCTTAAGAAGCATCTGCAGCAGATGAAGCAGAACCGGACAACCAGACAGAACGGCCAGACATTTCACTTCTCTCCATTCTCAAAGAAGCAGAAACAGGTACTGACCTGGTGGTGCAAAGAATCCCCAGTCCATGACAAAGATGGAATCATAGCAGACGGAGCTATCCGATCAGGAAAGACTGTCAGCATGTCGCTGTCTTTTGTTATGTGGGCAATGAGCAGCTTTGCAGGTCAGAACTTTGCCATGTGCGGAAAGACAATCGGCTCCTTCCGGCGAAATGTTTTGTTCTGGCTGAAGCTCATGCTCCGATCAAGAGGTTACTCTATCACGGATCACAGAGCAGACAACTTGGTAGTTGTGCGGAAGAATGGTATTGAAAATTATTTCTACATCTTTGGCGGTAAAGATGAACGTTCTCAGGATCTTATTCAGGGTATTACACTGGCTGGTGTGTTCTTTGATGAGGTTGCACTGATGCCGGAATCCTTTGTCAACCAGGCAACAGGACGTTGCTCTGTGAAAGGCTCCAAGTTCTGGTTTAACTGTAACCCGGACGGGCCGTATCACTGGTTCAAGGTCAACTGGATCGATAAAGCCACGGGCTACCTGGGAAAAGAACAGGTCAGAAAGATCCGACAGAAGGCAAAAGCAGAAGGTAAAGATCCCGGACTAAAAGAGCTTCTGTATCTGCATTTCACCATGGATGACAATCTGTCGTTGGATGAAGAGGTAAAAGCCAGGTACCGCAGCATGTACATTGGCGTATTCTTCAAGCGTTACATCCTGGGATTATGGGCAGCAGCCGAGGGCGTTATTTATGATATGTTTGATGAAGCCAGGCATGTCCGCGATATCAAGGATTTCTTTCAGCTTCTGATCAACGGCAACCGATATGTTTCCTGTGACTATGGTACCCAGAATGCAACCGTCTTCCTGCTTTGGAACAAAGGCAGGGATGGAGTCTGGTACTGCATCCGGGAATATTACTATTCTGGTCGAGACAAGGGCAGACAGAAAACAGATTCTGAATATGCAGATGATTTAAAAAAATGGCTGGATGGTACGAAGATAAAAGCAATCATCGTGGATCCATCTGCAGCTTCCTTCATTGCAGAGCTCCGCAAGCGCGGGTACAAGGTTCTGAAAGCCAATAATGATGTGCTGGACGGAATCCGGCTGGTAGGAATGCTGCTGAATTTGGAACTATTGAAATTTGCCAGCTCCTGTACAGAAACCATAAAAGAATTTGCTTCCTACATCTGGGATGAAAAAGCCTTGGAACGTGGGGAGGACAAGCCTGTTAAGCAGCACGATCACAGCTGTGACGCTGTACGTTACTTTGTGAGCACAGTGCTTGGCAGCAAGGTAGCGAGACTTCGAGAAATAAGTAGGTGAGAACGATGTATATATTTACAATTCCAAGAGAAAAATTTGATGAACGGGCACCGGATAAAAGGATCATCCGTCAGCTGATCAGTAAGCACATCAGCCTGGTTGGAGATCTGAAAAAGAACATGGCTTATTACCAGGGCAAACATAAGATCCTGGAAGATGCTAAGCGGGAAAACAGGCTGGTATGCAACCATGCAAAGGACATTTCAGACACAGCCAGCAGTTATTTTATCGGAAATCCGGTTACTTATAAGTCAGATGCTGATATAAAGGATTTGACAGATTCATTGGAGACAGCAGGGGCGGATGAGACTGACGGTGATAATGGTCTGGATCTTTCCATCTATGGCCTGGCTTACGAATATGTGTATGTGAAAGAAAATGAGAATAATCTACTGACCAAGAACCTGTCCCCGGAAAATACGTTCATGGTAAAAGATGACAGCATAGAGGAAAACGAGCTCTTTGCTGTCTATTATTATGTCCGGAAAGATGATTCGGGGACGGGACCGGAGCATTACATAGCAACCGTGCTGACGCCGAATTACAAGTATGAGCTGGACATCCAGAACAATGAAGTACCACAGCTGACAACAGAACTGCCAGTTCCCCATTATCTGGGAGAAATCCCGATTATTGAGTATCTAAACAATAAGCTGGCAATCGGTGACTTTGAGCTTCAGATTCCTCTGATCGATGCATACAACGCGCTGATGAGCGACCGTATCACAGACAAGGAGCAGTTTATTGATGCCATCCTTGCCATTTATGGCACACTGCTCTCTGATGAGGACGAGCCAGGCACAGATGAGGAAGACCAGAACATTAAGAAGGTAAAGGATAGACTGAGAAAGTACAAAGTACTGGAAATGCCAGATACAGCTAAGGCAGAATATCTGACCAGGACTTTTGACGAATCTGGCGTGGAGATTCTGAAAAAAGCTATTGAGCAGGATATCCACAAGTTTTCCCACATTCCTTGTATGTCGGACGAATCCTTTGGTGGAAATGTGTCTGGTGTGGCCATGGAATTTAAGCTTCTGGGAATGGAGAATATTACCAAGATAAAGACCAGATATTACCGAAAGGGGCTGCGGAAGCGCCTCCGGATCTTCTGTAATTACCTGGCGCTCCATGGCAAGAGTGTGGATCCGACCGGAATCACAATGATATTCACCAGGGCACTTCCGAAGAATCTGTTGGAGATATCCCAAATCGTGGCAAACCTGTGGGGAAAGGTAAGCAGAAAAACACTACTGTCCCAGGTACCGTTCGTGGATGATGTGGACGAGGAGCTGAAAGCTCTGGACGAAGAGACAGAAGAGAACCTGAAACGGCAGCAGGAGATCTTCGGCATGCAGGAGAACACACCACCGCAAGATGGTAATCCGGATCAGAAGGAACCAGATAAATCTGAAAAGGATGATGCTGAATGAGTAACTACTGGGAAAGACGCGCCGTGTGGGATTTATACAAGAACCTGGATGATGCGGAAGCCACGGCTGATCTGATCGCAAAAGTGTACAGAAGTGCTTCCATGAATCTGACTTACGCTGCGAAAGATATATTTGAAAAGTATATGACAAAGCATAAATTGTCAGAGGCAGAAGCCCGCCGGTTATTAGATACCTTACAGGATAAGACTTCTCTGGATGAACTATTGCAGACATTGAAGAATAAAGATTATTCTGAAAAGACCAAGCAGGAGCTTGTCCAGGAGCTGGAAGCTCCTGCATACCGCGCAAGGATTGAAAGACTCCAAGACGTTATGCAGCAGGTAGACAGGTTGATGGAAAACGTCTATCACCAGGAGCAGCAGTTTGACACCAGTTTCCTACGTAATTTGGGAGAGAAAGCTTATTACCAGTCCATTTACAATATCCAGAAGCGTACCGGTCTTGGTTTCAGCTTTTCCCATATCAGCCAGAAACAGGTTGATCAGGTGCTACGGATGAACTGGTCTGGAAAGCATTACTCAAAGCGTATCTGGAAGAACACAGAAAATCTGGCGCAGACATTGAAAGAAGAAATGCTGGTCAGTCTTCTCACAGGCCGTACTGATCGGGAAACAGCACAGATTATTGAATACAAGTTTGGGGCGGGAGCTATCCAGGCAAGACGGTTGGTGAGGACAGAGAGCTGCTTTGTAGCTGGTGAGCTTACCGCCAGGGCTTATGAGGAGTGCAGCGTAGAGAAATACCGGTATCTCGCAACCCTGGACTTACGTACCAGTGAGATCTGTCGGAGTCTGGATGGAAAAGTCTTTTTACTGTCAGAGAGGCAAGCGGGAAAGAACTATCCGCCCATGCATCCCTGGTGCCGTTCTACAACCATTAGTATTATTGATGAAAAAACTCTCGCCCGGATGAAAAGAAGCGCCTATAACCCGGCTACAGGCCGTATAGAGAAAGTACCAGCGAATATGACATATGACCAGTGGTATGAAAAATATGTGAAAGGGAATGCCAAAGCTGAGGCGCAGGAGAAAGCAGGTAAGAATGCATCAGCTGATCAGAGACAATATGGACAGGAGAGAGAATCTCGACAGTCAAAGTTTTCAGAACATTTTACTGAATTAAACAATGGTCAGAAAGACACCATTACGGTCAGAAGGCTTATGAACAATCTTAACAAAACAGAAGTTGGAAAAGAAACTGTTTCATACATTTCTGAGCATCCGGAATTAAACATAAATATGTGCTATAAAGTAGATGCACCTGAAAATGTTTTGGGATTGCAAGATGGGAATGATATTTATATCTATGCGACCAGAACAGTTACAGTACAGAAAACAGCCGAGACACTGGTACATGAAATTACACATCATAAATACGATATTGGTGGTAATCAGTGGTCTGAATGTGTGTGTAGAGCGCAGGAAACAAAGCATCGAAAAGGTGTTGATAAATTGACTGGTGAAGAGCTGCGTGATATAATTAAATCAGTTAAGGAAGATTATCCGGATTATAAATGGAGGTAGTGACATGAACAAGGCTGAGGAATTGTTTCAAAGAATAATAAAAATGAGAAATGGCGAAGAAGTAGTCTGTAGTCATTGCAAAAAAGGAGTAATGGTTCCTATAGGCGATTATAAAACAACAAAATGTTTTCGTTGCAATAATTGTGGAACACGATTAAACATGGACTAATACCACCAGTTAGAAAATGACCGGTGGTATTTTATTACTTGAAAATATCAATACAGTTATAAAAATAATGATAGCACGCCGTAAGACGTGTTATTTTTGTGCTTATTTTTAAGAAAGTGAGGATGAAGAAAATGAAAAGAAGAGTAACCAAAAGAATTGCAGTATTAATGGCACTGGTAATCCTAGTGTGTTTTGCAGCTACTGGTTGTACAGAAGCTGACCAGGTGAGTGCGAACATTTCACAGGAGGCAGATAACTTCAATGTAACTAGAAAACTTACTGTTTTGAATGCCAGAACAGATACAATTCTGTTAGAACTGACAGGAACATTTGCGCTAAAAAATAACTCTTCAAGTGAACTGGAAGTAATTATTGAGACTGCAGAAGGAAAGTATCAGAAAGATTATGTATATCTGAATGATTATACTATGTATGTAGTCGAAGATATTTCCGGATCGGATGTGGACAAGTACCATTATGAAATTAACTTTCTTCCACAATGGGGACTTAAAGTCACGCATAATGATTAAATTTGCGCCGGTGCAAGAGGAGGTGAGAACCATGAAAGTAAAAGCAATCAAGCGTTACAGCGACATACGTCTGCACAAGGTAATCGAATCTGGTACCGTCCTGGATGTGGACGAGGCCAGAGCAGATCACCTGGTGAAGGAAGGTATGGCTGAAATCGTGAAGGAACCAGCTAAGACGGCACAGAGAAAGGAATAGGTGATCCAATTATCTCCCTCTGGGACGCAGGGTGACGCGTCTTATTTTTATGCTCCGAAACGAGGGTAAACTAGAAAATCTGAAACGAATGGCCCGGGCCCTGAAAGGGAATAGGCTGGGCGGAAAGGATAGACATGAGAAATAGAATTGTAAAAGCATTTTGTAAAGTACCAATGAACCTGCAGCTTTTTGCAGAAGGAGGAGACGGCGCTGGGGCTGATGGCGGCAATGGCGGTGGATCTGGCGAGGGCGCAGGCGGTGAAGGTGGAGCTGGTGGAGATACCCCTCCATCTTTTGATGACTTCCTGAAAACAGGCGGCAACCAGGCGGAGTTTGACAGACGTGTCCAGAAGGCGGTCAATACGGCAGTGACAAAAGCCCAGGAGAAGTGGCAGGCACTGGCGGATGATAAGCTTTCCGAAGCCGAGAAGCTGGCAAAGATGACCAAGGAAGAAAAAGCGCAGTACATGCAGCAGAAAAGAGAAAAGGAACTTACCGACAGAGAGGCAGCAATCACACGCAAGGAACTGATGGCAGAAGCCAAGAACACCCTTGCCAGTGACGGGCTTCCCCAAGAGCTTGCAGAGGTGCTGAATTATTCAGACGCTGATACCTGCAAGAAATCCATGGAGAAAGTCAAGGAAGTGTTCCAGAGGGCTGTAGAAACTGCAGTGGAGGAAAAGCTGAAAGGCGGCAAGCCTCCGAAAAAAGCATCTGGCGGTGACGCACAGAAAGCCCTGGAAGAACAGGTGTATAACATTATGATGGGTAGAAATTAAAGGAGAGTGAATAAAGTATGGCAATTAACACATTAGCAGCTGCAACCTTATTTATGACTATGCTGGATAAGGTAGCAGTACAGGAAGCAACCACCGGTTGGATGGACGCCAATGCAGGACGTGTGATCTATAATGGTGGTGATGAAGTAAAAATCCCGACAATGGCCCTTCAGGGAATGGGAGATTATGACAGGGACAATGGATATACACAGGGCTCTGTTACTCTGAAATATCAGACTAAAACAATGACTCAGGATCGTGGACGTCTGTTCAATCTTGATCCAATGGATATTAACGAGGCGAACTTCATTCCAACAGCGTCTGCTGTTATGGGTGAGTTCCAGAGAATGCACGTAGTGCCGGAGATCGACGCTTACCGTATCTCTAAAGTAGCTACAGAGGCAATCACAGCTGAAAAGGCAGGAATGGTGGATTACGGCTATACTCCGGGAGCCACTGGAACTTCTGCGCTTAGAGCTTTTAAAGAAGGTATCAAGGCGGTACAGGATAACTATACCGGACCTCTTGTATGCCAGGCAACTACTGATTTTATCATGGAGCTGGAATTGGAACTTGCCGGAAAGATTACCGCGACAACCTTTTCTAAAGGCGGTATTGACACACAGGTTCCTTCTGTGGATCGTGTGCCGATTATTCCAACATCCTCTAACCGTATGTATACTTCTATCAAAATCAATGATGGAAAATCAGAAGGACAGAAACAGGGCGGTTATGAAAAGGGAGCCACTGCAAAGAATATCAACTTCTTTATCTGCCCAGTAACCACACCGATTGCGATTACAAAACAGGATGTCATGAGAATCTTTGATCCGTTAGTAAACCAGAAATTAAATGCCTGGCAGCTGGATTACCGTAGATTCCATGATATCTGGATCCTGGAAAACAAACTGGATTCCGTTTATGTGAATATCAAGGAGGCAAAAGCATGAGAGTGATCAGAGAAAATGTAGAACGTGAAGTGGATGCTTCCAAGTGCGAGCAGCTGCTCAAAGATGGCTATAAGCTGGTAGAGACTTCCGGGGATTCCAAAAAGGAATCCCCGGAGGCAAAAGCTCCTGGAGACCTTGACAGCATGGGCCTGGCAGAGCTTCGGGCTGTTGCCAAAGAAAAAGGTCTTTCCGGCTATTCCAGTCTGAGCAAAGAAGAACTGCTTGGTGTCCTGAAAGGGTGATTGGATTGACGGATGAAGAGAAAGTAAAAGCCATAGAGCGTTTGAAAATCCTTACCGGCAACAATGATGAGAAACTGATTGGAGTATTGATTGACGAGGCGGAAGCGTTTGTTCTGGGGTATACCAACCGGACCAGGCTTGTTACCGGGCTTGAAAAAGCTGTGCGCGATCTTGCTGTGATTGCCTTGAACCGTCTGGGAACAGAGGGCGAGACAGGCAGAAGTGAAGGTGGTGAGTCCTATTCTTTCGACAATGCTCCCAGGCAGATTTATGATGTACTGAACCGTTTCCGGCTAGCCAGAGTGGGAGGCAGAACCTATGAGACTAAAGCAAAGTAGACTGAAAACCTATTACCACCGCAAACGTACTGTACAGAAAGATAATGAAGGCAGCACTTACGAAGAGTACGGTGCTGCCAGTTCTTTTTCCGGGGAATCCTGGTCTGCTTCCGGGAAAGTCCAGGCGCAGCAGTATGGACAGCGACTTGGTTACATCCGTAATGTGAAAATTGATGGAGGATATGCCATCAAGCCGGATGAAAATGGACGGTTGCATTACATTCTGGATAATGGTACTGATCTGATGGAACTGGATGGAATCTGCCTGTTCGTTGGTGAGAATACTGAGCCGGATTACAGGATTGTTGCAATTAAACCATACCGTTTTCTGACGCTGGAGGTGGAACGGACATGAGCGCGGAAGGTCTGGATGAACTGGAAATAAAGCTGGATCAGCTGGCAGATGTAGATCTGAATAAGGCAGTTGGAAATGCTATCCAAACTGTACGAAGCGCAGCCGTTATGAATGTACATGTGGATACAGGGGAACTCAGGCAGAGCATTTATGCAGAGGTGGAGGATAACGGTGATACGGCAACTGGCGTCTGTTGGACAAATAAACCTTATGCGACCTATCTGGAATTTGGTACCGGACCGAAAGGCCAGGAGAACCATGCAGGAATTTCACCAGAGATTACACCAGCCTATACGCAGAATCCCTGGTGGATCCATGAAAGCCAGGTGGATAGGCGTGTGGCTGAGAAATACCACTGGTTTTACATGGATACTCCAGACGGACGCTTTTATCTGTGCACTGGACAGCCCGCCTATCCGTTCATGTATCCGGCGTTAAAAGACAGTCAGGATCAGATTCTGGAAGGAATGAAAGCTGATTTTTCAGCTGCTATAAAGGAGAGCATTAAATGAAAAATGTAAAAGATGAAGTATTCGCGGCCCTGTTCACTGTTTCAGAGCATGTGTCTGATACATACCCGAAAGAGTGGGCAGGGAATGAACCAACCATTCAGTTTACCGAAGAAGACAACAGCGTCTTTGAAGGCAGTGGAAGTGCGGAAGGAATGAGAGAAGATAAATCCAAGGTACGGTACCGCATTGATATCTGGGATCTTAAAAATACCTCACCAACTGCGGTTGCTGTAGATAAGGCTGTGTCCGCTCTCGGGTTAAAGCGTATCGGCTGTGCAGATGTTCAGGATCCATCCGGCATGAAGCATAAGCAGATGAGGTACGAAGGAATTATTGATATGGATTCAGACCAGGTATACTGGCTGAATTAAGAAAGGAGATCGAAGCATGTTAGCAAATGGTGCAAAGTTAGGATATAAAAAGAAATCTGAAGCAAGCTCCGCGTATAAAGACCTTCCGGGATTGAAAGAGATTCCGGAGCTCGGCTCAGAGCCGGAAAAAGTAGAAAATACAACTCTTACAGACCCTCATAAGATGTATGAGCTTGGAATTGGTGACTTACCAGATATGGTGTATAAGTACAAGTACGATAACACTAAGGCAGACAGCCCGTATCGTGTTATGCGTCAGGCGGCAGAGGACAAAGAAGTATTAAGTTTTGAAGAGTCAGATATAGATGGCACCAAAATCCAGTATGACGCACAGGTCTCCGTAAAACGTACTGGTGGAGGCGTCAACGGTGTGATCAAGTTCGAACTGACTATGATCGTGCAGTCTGATATTGTATACGTGGATCCGGCATAAGGAGGTAGCACATGGAGAGTTTAGGCGGATTAAATGATGTGTCCGAAAAGGACGTGATGAAAGAGGAAAAGGTTGTAAACCTGGATGAAGAGAAAAAGAAGCGCAAGCCCTTCTGGTACTGGACAGTAAAAGGCAGGGATTACAGACTGAAACTGAAAGCTTCTACAATTGGTAAGCTGGAGAACAAGTATCGCCAGAATATTACGAACCTGGTGGAAGACATGCCCTCCCTGTCGGTCATGCTGACTATTATTCAGGCGGCTATGGAGCCCTGGGAGCATGGAATTGATTACCCGGATATCCAGAAGATTTACGATTCCTGGACAGAGGAAGGTGGAAACCAGGTTGATCTGTTCAAAAAGGTGGTAATCCCTACCCTGGTGGTTTCGGGTTTTTTCCCGGAGAAACAGGCTCAGAGCATCATGGAGGAGCTGGAGAACCAGTAAAGACAACCTCAGAGTTTCTGAGCGAATTGTACCCATATGCCCTTGATGCAGGTATTTCCATTGACCTGTTTTGGAATTCTTCTGTAAATGAGATCATAGACATGCTGGAAAGCTACGGCAGACGGAAAGAGCAGGAACGTAAGCTGAAAATTCAGGACGATTTCATTATAGCAGAAGTGATTGCACTTAATATCCTGGCACCTGTTGCTGGTGATAAAGAGGCAATGCCCCATCCCTGGGATTACTATCCAAGCTTTTTTGAGATTGAGAAAAAGTCCTGGGAAGAGAATCAGCTGAAACAGCAGATGGAAGATTATAGGGAACGAAGAAAAGCATATATTGCAGAAGTAAACAGACGAAGGCAGTTAGGCTTATAACCCGACTGCCAGTTTTTATGCCCTGAGGAGGTGAAATGAATGGCAGACGATAAGAATCTTGCAACCTTAAAGGTTACCGTGACAGCAGATAAGGGCCCATTGAAAAAAGCACTGGACAGTGCCAAACAGGACACTGCGAAAAGTACATCGCAGATCCAGGGGATGCTGCAGAAAATCAGAAAAACAATGTCCTCTGTTTCTTTAAAGGGAATGGTAAAAGACTTTCAGGTGAAATCTGGAATAAAAGTACCAACTCAGGAATTTAAAGATGCAACTGAGAGCTTATATGAGTTAAAGCGTAGTCTTGAAGAAGCTAATGAAGTGCTTGATAAATATTATAGTAAACGAGAAAAGATGGAAGCCTTGGGCGTAAAGACGGAAAGCAAATCTTGGAAATCTTTAGCATATGACATTGAAAATGCAGAGGCAGCAGTAAAGAGATATAGTAAAGCAGTAGATGCAAAAGAGTCTGAAATAGTCGAACTTCAAAAAGGAAGCGGATATAAAAGAGGATATTCATTTCCAAAAGAAATGCTAAAAGGCATTGGTAAGGTAGCAGGCCTTGGCGTATCTGCAGTTTCAAAAGGCTGGGGTGGACTGGTAAGAATCCTTGGCGGAGTCACCTATGCATTTTCAAAAGTAGGCGGTGTGATCAGACGTACATCTGGTTTATTCGGTGCACTGATTCAGAAATTCACAAGCGGAATTCCTATCCTAAACCGGTTCACCGGTGGAGTAAAAGACAATGGCAGTTCCTTTGGCGGCGGACTGAAAAATCTGCTGAAGTATTCCTTGGGAATCCGAAGTCTGTTTGCCTTGTTGAACAAGCTACGGAGTGCACTGGTGGATGGATTCAAAAATCTGTCTCAATACAGCGGGGATACCAATAACAGCCTTTCCATGTTGATGTCTTCCTTGACTCAGCTGAAAAATGCTTTTGCAGCAGCATTTGCACCGGTACTGAATATTGTGGCACCAATCCTGAATGCAGTAATCCAGAAAATCATTTCTGTGGTAAATGCAATTGGACAGCTTACCAGTGCTTTGACCGGCGCCGGTACCTTTATCAAAGCCAAACAGCTGAACCAGAATTATGCTGCAAGTCTTGACAAGAACACAAAGAGTGCCAACAAGGCAAATGATGCAAATAAAAAGCTGCAGCGCACACTTCTTGGGTTCGACCAGATCAATAAACTGGATGATACGTCCGGTTCCAGTTCTTCTGACAGTGCCGGTACTGGCGGCCTTACTGGAAAGGACATGTTTGAGACACTGAATGTTTCAAACGAAATGAAAGCACTTGCAGCGCAGATCAAGGAAGCCTGGAGAAATACTGATTTTACCGAAATTGGCAGAATAGTCGGACGCAAGCTGAATTCAGCCTTGCAGAACATTCCATGGGATTCTATTCAGAATACCTGCAACCGGATTGCAAAGAGCACAGCTACATTCCTGAATGGTTTCATAGAGGCTGCGGACTGGATTTTGGTTGGGAACACGCTATCCCAGGGAATCAACACGGTATTCGGAACGGCTAATACCTTTGCTGAGAATTTCAACTGGGAGAGCCTTGGAAATGCCGTAGGAAACGGTATCAATGGTGCTCTTGGCGGTCTTGACTGGAATCTGATCAATGAGACGGTTTTTAATATTGCAAAAGGTATTACGGATGGACTGAACGGATTTATCCAGACAACAGACTGGGGGCTGGTAGGGCATTCGCTTGGAAACGGGATTAATACAGTTATAGGTTTTATTCATACTGCAATAGAGAATTTTGACTGGATCGGAACCGGTAATGCATTGTCTGAATTTGTAAACAGCGCGATCCAGACGGTTGACTTTGCTGGCATTGGAGATACATTCTCCGATGGCTTGAAAGGTCTGCTGGATTTTGGAATAACTGCTCTTGAAGGGATTGACTGGTACCAGCTGGGAGAAAAAGTCTGGGAAGGTCTTGCGGCAATTGACTGGAATGGAATCGCAGACCGTACTTTCGAACTGATCGGTGCGGCTTTTGGAGGTCTTGCGGCTTTCTTGGGAGGCGTAATCAGCGAAAAAGTGCAGGAGGCAAAGCAGTATTTCCAGAAGAAGATTGAAGAGTGCGGTGGAAATGTAGTTGAAGGTATTTTTAAAGGTATTGTTGATGGTGTGAAGGGAATCGGTACCTGGATTAAGCAGCATATCTTTGATCCATTTATCGATGGTTTCAAAAATGCATTCGGAATTCACAGTCCATCGACAGTCATGGCTGAACAGGGTGGCTTTATTATTTCAGGACTCCTGAAAGGTCTGAAGGATAATATCGGTTCTGTCTTAACCTGGATTGGAAAAATTCCAGGAAGGGTGAAGGACAAGCTGTCAGATGCCAAGGACTGGCTGGTTGAGACTGGCGGAAATGTTTTATCTGGTTTAAAAGATGGATTGAGTGAAAAATGGGACAGCATAGGGGACTGGTTTCAGGATCTTCCAAATAAGATTAGCAATGCAATCCCAGATTTGTTCAATACCGGAAAAAATGCAATCCAGAACTTTGCCAGTGGATTTGGTTCCGTACATATTCCGCTACCGCATGTTTCCGTATCCTGGAATAAACACAACGTAGGTCCTGTGAGTTTCTCTACACCAAGCTTTGGATTGAGTTGGTATGCCAAAGGCGGTTTCCCAGAGAACGGCGAAATGTTCATGGCACGCGAGAGCGGCCCTGAGTTGGTCGGCCGAATGGGAAGCAAAAATGCCGTTGCCAACAATAACCAGATTATCGAAGGCATTCGTGCCGGTGTATATGATGCTGTGGTCAATGCGCTGGAGAGCAGATCGCAGTCCAAAGCCAGAGAGGCAGAGATCCATATTTACCTGGAAGGTGATGCAGACAAGTTGTTTAAGATTGTCCGAAAAAAGGGACAGCAGTACCAGAAATCTACTGGGAAACCGGTATTTAGTTAGGAGGTGGTCGGTTGAGTGACTTTGTAAGTAGTGGAACAACTACTACAAAAACATCTTCAGATATTGAAATTGATGGAGTGCCAATGCCAGGTCTTAAGCTGAATGGTCTTACCGTGACCAAAGAAAAAATATGGTCAAAAAATACCGGACGTGCAGCCAATGGCGAAATGGTGGGAGACCTGATTGCGATTAAATATACTTTGAAATGCAGCTGGCCGCCGCTGACAAGAGAGCAGGCAGTGGTGATTGATAAAGCCGTTTCCCCTGCTTTTTTTAATGTGACTTTCCTGGATCCCGGGACAAATACCAAAGTAACGAAAAGATTTTATGCAGGCGCTCCAGCATACCCTGTATATACCTACCATAAAGGTGTGAAGACGTACCAAGGTGTGGCTGTGGACCTGATTCAAAAATAGGAGGAAAACAAAATGTTAAAAGGAACAAAATCAGTATCTATGAATTTCAACAGCATGATCAATGGCAGACCTGTTGTGTACATGTCTGCGCAGATCCCGGAAGCCGGGAACGCGAGTACTAGCATTACTGTCCAGGACCGTGACTTGTACGAGGCAAACAGGGCAGAATGCAGAAAAGATATTGAAGCATTTAACCAGATTGTCTATGCAGCTGAGGACGAGCGTGTAACAGGAGGTACCGCAGATGAAACTGAAAAATAAAGATATATTAAATTTTGTCAATGGCTGTGCTTCCTTAAGGGAGAAGCGGATGCCGGTAAAGCTTGGATATGCGATCAAAAAGAATCTGGCAGCAGTCAGTGATGCAGCCAATGCCTATGATGCAGAGCGTCAGGAACTGCTTGAGAAATACGCAGCAAAAGGTGAGGATGGAAAGTTCCTGGTTGAGAACGGGCAGTATTCCATTGAGGACAAAGAGGGATTTGCAAAAGACCTGGATGAGCTTCTGGCGATTGAGACAGAGGTTGGTATCCATACTGTTTCTGAGGAAGAGATTGAGAAATGTGATGATCTACGTTATGATGCCCTGACAGTGGCTGACCTGGAAACACTTGAGATCATGACTGAGTAGGAGGTGGTCCTGTGTATCAGTCTTCAGAAGCTTTTGGAAACCTGGTACTACAGGATTCCCGAACTTTTAAAGCACTCATCACCTATGATGATGTATCCATAACAAATGCGAAAAGCATTAAGTTTACTGGCGGAGCAGAAGGGGAGGATGATTATTCCCTTGGCTCCACAGTGAGCCAGTACGTTACCATCACAATTCCGGATCCGGGGAAAGCCATTGAGGGGCATGAGCTCCTGGTCCAGATCGGAATGGAAGTGAATGGACTGGTGGAATACATCCCCATGGGATATTTCACGCCTGGAAAACCATCCAGAAATGAAGAGCAGATTGAGTTTACAGCCTATGACCGGATGATGAAAACAGAGCGTGCATTCTCTATGGATGGAGACAGTACGGATACGGCGGCGGTTCTGAAAAGAATCCAGGAAATCACAGGGGTGATGGTTGTAACAGACGGTCTTTCCGGCATTTCCATGAAAGTTCCGAAAGGTTACAGCTGCAGGGAGGTCCTTTCTTACGTAGCACAGCTTCATGGATGTTTTGCAGTATGTAACAGAAACGGACAGATTGAACTGCACAGCTACGTGGACGGTGGTTATACAGTCAGCACCGGCAGATACTGGGATTCTTTTGAACACAACGATTATCTGTTCCAGGTGGAAAAGCTTACCTGCTACACTGGCCAGGATGAAGAGGGAAAAGATGTTTCTGTTTCATCCGGAGACGGACCAAGGGCAGTGATCTTTTCCAATCCGTTTATGACACAGGATACCCTGGACAAAGTGATGGATTCCCTGAAAGGTTTTTCCTATATGCCTGGCTCCCTCCGGATGATGGGAGACCCACGGCTGGATCCGTGGGACGTCCTCACCGTGGAAGACAGAAAAGGGGGCTCCTACAAGGTTCCGCTGATGAAACTGGAAAGGGAGTATGATGGCGGTTTTACGGATTCTGTGGAGGCTGTGGGTTTATCAGAAGATGAAACAAATGCAAACTGGAAAGGCCCCACTACAAAGGAAATGGAGCGGTATTATGCACAGCTGGTGATGATCGACCACGCTATGATCAATAAGCTGGATGTGGATACTGCCAATTTGAAATTTGCAACAATCCAGAATCTGAATGCGGTCAATGTGACGGTACAGAACCTGGATGCAGAGTTTGGAAGCTTCAGGGATCTGACTGCTACAAATTTTACTGCCGCTAATGCAAAGATCAATATCCTGGATTCCGGTTATGCCAATATCAAAACGCTGCTTGCAGGTGGTGCCGGTGTGGGGGATCTGCAGAACATCCACCTTACCTCCCAGAATGCAGTGATTGACTCGGCACTGATCAGAACTGCAGTTATGCAGACGGTCTCAGTTGGGGATCTTTTAAGCGGTACCATTTCCACCAATAAATTTATGATCACATCTGACGATGGCGGGATTAAGATCCAGGGTGCAACCCAGCAGTGGAGGGACGCAGACGGAACTGTCCGGATGCAGGCTGGCAGGGATGCAAACGGTGATTTTACCTTTTCCCTGTTCGATAAGACCGGAAAAGGGATTCTGCTGGATGCCACAGGTGTGAAAGAAGGCGCTATCGCAGATGGTCTGATCGTGAATAAGATGGTGGCGGATAACGCAGCCATTGCCGGCACTAAGCTGGATATCCCTTCGGTGGTGTTGGCTATCAATGGCAGCTCCCAGAGTATCAAGAGCAGCCGGATCTGGTTTGACGATCAGAACCAGAGCCTGAACCAGTTATACAGCCAGATGAATACCAACATTGTCAGTGCTTCTACAACTGCATCTAATGCCGCCAGTACCGCAAATGCTGCCAGCAATACTGCAAATGCAGCTTCTGACGCGGCGAAGAAAGCCCTGGACACTTTGTCCGGGATTTCCACTCTGGATGCAATCGGGGCTTCCCTGGACAATGATGCGCATGTGGTCCATACCTATACGGATGGTTCCGGTGGGGATTACAGCGCCTGCCACACGACCTTTTCCGTGTATCTGGGTGATACGGATGTTTCCGATCATATTGACCAGATTACGGTAAACGTTTCTGAAGGTGTAAGCGGTACCTGGAGCCCGAAAACCAGAACGTATCAGGTCACAGCAATGACTTCTGACAATGGCTATGTGGACATTTCAGGGCTTTATGGACTGGAAGGGAAAGTTCTTCTGGTCGGTGGAAAAGGGCTTGTTGTAGGTGGTAAAACGCTTGTTGTAAAGTCAATGGGCTCCTGGATCACCAAGAGATTTTCCATCAGTAAGGCAAAGGACGGGAAGATTGGTCTCAGCTATGACCTCCGAGTCAGCAGCCAGGTGATACGGAAAAAAAAGGACGGAAAGACTCTGGTTCCGGAAAGCGTGACTTTCTCAGCATTTAAGAATGACAATGGGATCATCAGCAGCTATTCCGGAATTTTTCAGATTGAGGAATCAAAAGACAATGGAAAGACCTATGTTTTGAAGTATGGTTCTTCATCTGCTGAGATCATGAAAATATACGCTCCCTCCGAAGCTGACGTGAACATGATCCGTTGTACCTTATATGATACATCCGGAGCCCAGAACCTGGATACCCAGACCGTCATGCTCCTTGCGGATGCGGAAGGACTGGCTGATGATATCAAAGCCGCCCAGAATACCGCAGACCAGGCAAAAGCTGCCATTGTCACGACAAACCAGAAAGTAGCCAACATTGAGACAAGCGTGGATGGTTTGAAGATGAATCTGTCCGAGACGACTACAGACCTCCACGGTCTGGTGGGAAATTCGCTTCTGTACAATGTCCGCTATCATGACAACGAAGACGGCACAACAACCGTGACTGCAGTTGTGTACCAGAATGGAAGAGAGGTCACAAAGAATTATCCGGCAGCATGGTTTTCCTGGCGTAAAAAGACTGAAAGCGGTGAGAGCTTCCTGGGTTACGGCTACAGTATCAAAGTAAAGAATGAAGATTACATGTTTGGCGGTGTGGTGATCGGACGATTTACCACATACAAGACTGCAGCACTCATAGTAGGCGGCAAACTCCTTGTGATCGAAGGGAAAGCTGTCAACCTGAATGTAGATGCGGTATGAAGAAAGGAGATTAAGTTATGGCATTACCAGCAGACGGCCAGAACGCAAACGGCCTCACAAAAGTAACACAGATTCCCGCAGGGAAAGAATTAATGTTCATCGATCCCACCACGAATGAGGGTGGGATTATTACGTTGGAGGATTTGACGAAGCAGATTTTGAATGGATTGACCTCACAAACCTTCGGTTTAGACAGCGGAATCCAAACACTACCGGCAGCCATTAACTATTTATATGGCAAGAAGGAAAGCAATTCAGAAAATATAGATTCTGCCTCTGATCTTGCTGAAGATGTGCTTGAAAAATGCCACAATGGAGAAATTAGATTATTCACGATACAAAGTACAGTAAGTATCGAGAAAGGATCTCCGGATGGACAAGGTGGATTTCTACTTGCGTATCAAAGCAAAGCTGGCAGCGCATACGGAATTGTTGTGCTTTTTTCTTATAGCGAAAAAATATGGATGAAAGTCAAAGATATTACTTGGAATAATTGGAAAAAAATACAACTTTCTTAAATAGTAAGGCATCCAGAACGCAAAGTCGTTTAAAGATTATGTAGCAAAAGCTTATCCGTTCACAAATCGAAATGATTCGTTTTGCAAACGACAATTGTAGTGATACATTTTTCAAAATAATATCATGATTTTTTTCAAATGCGATAATTATTTCATCGTTTACAGCTTAAACCAATATTTTTTCGTGATTCTCTGAATTATAATGATTGTTAACATATATGTGATCCTGTGTTAACATATGCCCAACATAATTTGAAGATCCTCTATCGTATTTGTTTGCTATAATTGTTACAGTTTGTCCTTTTATTGTACCATATCCCAAAAGTACTCCATTTTTTCCTGATGTATTTTGGGTAAATTGTTCCCAAGCATTATCGCAATCGTCAGCTGCAAATTTTGACGTTTTGCCATATTATATAGTCAGCGCTTTGTAGGGTAGACCTTCCTGGTACCAGAAAATATAATGGAATCAGGAAGGGAGGTATTCATTTATGACCGAAAAATTGATTCAAAATGTAATTGTAGCAATGCAGGATAGCCTTACTGACGAACAGCTTCAGAAACTGGAAAACGTTCTTGCAATCAATCTTCATGGCATGGAAGTGAGAGAGGAGTGCACACAGCTGGTTACTTCGGAACGACATTGGGAGCGAATCCTAAAGTTGTACATTGCTAGTAAACGTTTGGAAAACTGCGCCGAATCTACACTACTGGCGTACAATCGGTGCATTACACTACTATTTCAGGGAATTAATAAGAAAATTCACGAAATAACCACCAATGATCTTAGGTACTATTTGGCTGTATACCAGGAACAGAGGAAAATTTCGTTGGCTTACCTTGAAACTTTGCGGCACAATATCAGCGGATTCTTCAGCTGGGCTACGGATGAAGGCTACATAAACAGGAATCCAGCCAGAAGATTAAAACGTGTAAAAGTGCCACAGAAAATCAAGAAACCTTACACTGCAGAAGAGCGGGAACATCTTAAAGATGTAGCGAAAACGGAAAGAGATGTGGCAATCATGGAGCTCTTATACAGTACGGCTGGGCGTATTGGCGAAGTGGTAGCTCTTAATCGGGATGATGTAGATTTTGTAAACAGAGAAATAATCATTTACGGTCAGAAAGGTAAGAAGGAAAGAAAGGTATATTTGACAGAAGGCTGTGTTTATCATCTTAAAAAATATCTGGAGAGTAGAGACGATAACAATCCGGCATTATTTGTGAGAGGAAGGAAGCCGTATAATCGCTTGGGCAGACAGGCAATACAAGACATGCTCCGGAAACTTGGAGCAGAAGCAGGGGTACATGCGCATCCGCATAAATTTAGAAGAACATTACTTACGGATGCAGGTGCCAGAGGTGTACCATTACAAGAAATCCAAGCTTATGCTGGGCACGCAAAGTCGGACACCACAATGCTGTACGTAAGTGTCAAACAAGAATCAGTAAAAGCATCCTTTATGCGTCTGATCGCATAGGAAAAGGAAAAAATAAATGTTGGAAAAGCCAGCTGAAAAGGTGGCTCGGGGAAGTGCGGCCTTTGGGAAAAAGATTGTATTTTTGAGGGAAAAAGGAGCTTGCGTATAATATGGCAAAAGCTTAAAATGTAAACGTTTCCCATCACCCTCAAGTGAGACGGATATTTTAGAATACGCATATAATATCGTGCAAACTAACGAGGTGGGTGTTGAAATAATTGGCACTGCAAATGTCACAGATAGCAAAGCCTATGGTTATTCTCCAGGGCTAATATTGCATAACTATGATACTTGTGCAATCTTGCTTGTTAATTTTACAAATGGCAATATACAAACAAATATCTGCACTCGTGCCGGTGGCTGGAAAGGCTGGAAGGAGTTTGCTGGGGTGTAAAATAATTATTTCATTTGAAGCCCATATATGATGATTTTGTTAGTACCTGTAACCTTGTATTTTGCCCAAATGGCAATATGAGTGAACAATAACCAGAATCATTATATCCACCACCATAAGAGAAAAATACGTAAGCACCATAATCTTCAAGCTTTTTAGAGAAAGTTTTTATAGAATTTAAAACCGATACCGCACGGTTACTATTTTATATTTCATAAATCTTTAAGCCAACTTGAATATAACGATTGTACATCCACCAGATAAGCTAATCTTATATTGAAATGAAATGTTACTATCAGTATATTTCATTTCAATGGTGTTGTCGTAATCCACACCTTTAACAAGCGTTTCGATAAAAGAACCGTTCTGTGTCTGAATATTAACTATAGATAATGAACTTATCTTGTATCCTCCATCACGATGGGTTGAAACTAGATAAAGTCCTGGAACAAGAGGAACAGTAACTAGTGTATTTTTGATTATACCTTTATGAAAGGGTTTCAACTTGCCATATTGTTTAGTAAAACAAGAATTCATGCTAAAGGGCACCTCCCAAGGTGTCTTTTATTATGGATTTTTATCCGGAAAGGAGGAAAAGCCCGATGATATTCGAACAACCAGTCAATATATACTCGCAGGACTATGTACTGAAGCGTTTCCAGTCTAATGAAACAGCTGTCCAAGTAGTCAGAGGAAAGCTCTCTGCTCTGATCAGCGAGTCAGAATTGATTGAATTGCAGAACAGTAAGGCAACCATGTACAGTAAACTTGCATCAGCCGTACTGGATATAAACAGCCTTCAGCTGCAGTTTTCCGATATCAGTAGTAAATACGATACCGTAACAGGTCAGTACAGTTCCCTGGATGCAAAAGTAGCAGATTACAAAGCAGGCCTAGACGGACTCTCAGTAAATCTGACCAACCTTAGTACCAGGATAAACAATGACTATTCCACGACTACGGCAATGAATGCAGCCATTAAAGTCAGTGTGGATGGGCTGTCCAGTACTGTTTCACAGACTTATGCGACAACGCAAAATGTTAAATCTTCACTGGCAGAAGCGGATACCAATGCAAAGAAATATGCAGACAGTGCACAGAACACAGCAATAAGCCAGGCACAACAAGACGCAACGTCCAAGGCAAATGCAGCGGAATCCAATGCAAAGGCTAATACCGATAATAAACTGAAGAATTATTCCACTACCATAGCCATGAATTCTGCAATCAAGCAAATGGCCGACAGTATAACACTTAGCGTTTCCAAGACCTATGCGACAGGAGCAGATCTCTCAGCTGGTCTATCCGGCGCAGACCAGAAGGCTAAAAACTATGCGGACAGTGCCTTACAATCAGCGGATAAATCCGCAAAGGGATATGCGGATGCGGCACAAAGTGCAGCCGTAAAAGCTGCGAATGCAAATACAGAAGAACTTCTGAAATTGTATCCGACTGTAACTGCTATGGAATCAGCTATTAAGCAGAATGCGGATTCCATCACAGCATCTGTTTCAAAGACTTATGCAACTAAGGAGGGGCTGAGCGACGCCAGTACAAAGATATCAAATCTTGAGACCTGGAAGTCCCAGGCAGAGCTGAAGATCACAGATTCCGCAATCGTCAGCACTGTAACCAGTTCCACTTCCTGGAGCAAAAAGGCAGACAAGGCCAGTCTGATCTCCCAGATCAACCAGTCTGCAGAAAGTATTTCTATTAACGCGAGTAAGATTAATCTGAATGGAGTGGTGACGGCCAATAGCTATTTTTGCATTTTAACCGATGGAAGCATAAAAAGCACCAAAGGTACGCTGGGAGGATGGACGATATCATCCGATAAAATTCAGTCGCGTTTTGCCGGAATAGATGCGATGACTATACACTCGGATGGATATTTAAAATTTGGAACATGTAAAATAAGTTCAACCGGAGGAGCACTTACAGTAAAAAATGGCTTACATCTTTACACAAATGTAAATACAGATAGCAGTGGTTTTGACGATGGCACGGAGAGATTCAAGATATTCGGATTAGGCCATGTATCGTCTGGAGGACACCTGGTATTTGACAGTGATGGGGCTACGGTTTCTTATTTATCCAGTTCATCCAGAAGATACAAGAACCATATCCGGGACATGGTGGATGCCGATGTAGAAGATCTGTATAAGCTTCCAACCGTGTTCTTTGTTTATAAGCCTGGCTATCTGGAAAAAGACAGCGCCGTTCCCATTCCGGGGCTTTATGCAGAGGATGTGGAACAGTATCTTCCATTAGCTGCCAGATACCAGAACGGATTGATTGAAGACTGGAATGAAAGAGCTGTGATCCCGTATCTGATCAAGGCGATCCAGCAGCAGCACGAAGAAATTGAAGCATTGAAAAGAAAGGTGGCATGAAAATTATATGAACGAACCCAGGGCGAGACCGTGTAACCGGTCTTATTTTTATACCATAAAATAATATAATAAGAAGGAGAACACATAATTATGAAGGTGATTGATACGTATAATGCCATTGTTGGCGCAGCTGTTGCTGTATTGAGCTATATCTTTGGAGAGCACTGGATCCTGTTTGCATTGTTCCTGGCATTTAATGTTGCCGACTGGATCACAGGCTGGATGAAAGCCAGACTGATACACAAGGAAAATTCCAAAGCCGGATGGAAAGGAGTCCTGAAAAAACTGGCTTACTGGATCATGATTGCGGTAGCCTTTGGGGCATCTGCAGTGTTCGTGGAAATCGGAAAGACGCTTGGTGTTGATCTGGGAATCACCACATTACTTGGATTCTTTGTCCTGGCATCCCTATTAGTAAATGAGATCAGATCTATTTGTGAGAATCTGGTGGAAATGGGAGTGGACGTCCCGAAAATCCTGATCAAGGGTTTGGAAGTGGCGGATAAGGCAATCAATAAAGATGGAGAAGATATTGACGAGGGCGAGTGATCGCCCTCCTTTTTGAAAGGAGAATTTCAACATGAAATATTTTATCTGTGTAGGTCACGCGAACTATGGCGGTGGCGTCATCTCATCTGCAGATGGCACCAGCAAAGGTGGCGTAAACGAATACAAATACAACAAGGAACTGGCACCTTATGTGTGCAAATGGCTTAAGGCAGCAGGTCATGAGGCAACCTTGTGCATTGCTCCGGAAGGTCAGCTGCATTCCCTGAATGATGAAATTAAGTATTTCATTGAAGAAGAGCATAAACAGAACTATGATCTGTCCGTTCAGCTTCATCTGAATGCATTTAATGGAGAGGCATATGGCTGTGAAGCATACTGTTACAATGCAAATGGACTTCCGGAAGCCCAGCGGATCAGCGCGAAGCTTGGCACTGTCTGGCATGATAGAGGAGCTGAAGAACGTCCAGGTTTGTACTGGACCAGAAAGACCAAGGCAAAAGCTGTCCTGGTAGAATCTTTCTTCTGCGATAACAAGGACGATTATGCCAAAGCGAAAAAACTTGGCATGGACGCTCATGGCAAGCTGATCACAATTGCGCCGGCGCAACCGAAAGCAAAGTATTACATCCAGGCTGGAGCCTACGGAACAAAAGAAAATGCAGACGTGATGGTGAAAGTGCTTAAGAAAAAAGGATTTTCAGCAAGTATCCGCAAAGTATCCGGTTCTGTCCCATACCGTGCCCAGGTTGGCACTTACAGAACAAAGAAAGCTGCCAATAAGGTGGTAAAGAAGCTGAAGGCAGCAGGCTTCCAGGTGTTGGTGAAGAATCTGTGATGTCGAAATCTGTCGCACTATCTCGCACGATAAAACTCGACAGATGAGAAAGAATCTGGTACAGTAAAACTGAACATGAGATTTCCCTTAGACAAGAAAAGCCTTTACAATCCCGCGAGTTGCCCCTCAGGAGAGTAAAGGCTTTTCTTCTTATATTATAAATCTTGCTTTATTTTTTCTGGAAAATGTGAGGGGCAAGAATCCTGCCCCTTAAGGGGCAAAATCTCTGCCCCTCGAGGGGCAAAAAAGGGGCAGAGTTTTGACACACTTTATCTACCTCCTGAACATTCGGAGTCCAAAAAAGCCCGCAAAACAGGCGCTTTGCAGGCTTTTGACATTTCTTGATAAAATAAAAAAATGC